GGTGAAGGAAGCGCCGCTTCGAAGTACCTGTGGAACTACTGGATACAAAGACGTCATTAAAAATGTGGGCTAGAGATAAGGATCATATGGTGAGGTTTATGGCGAAACATTGTAATGTGCAGAAAGAGATCGGAGAAGAAGGAGAAGCAATATTGTCTTATGATTTGGGGGAGATGAGAGGAGTAAAGCAAATTATTTTCAGAAAACCTGGAGAATCTTATGATGACGCTCAGAGGCGCTTCTTGATAGAATTTTCACAAACTCATGAGATAGAGAGAGTTGATGGGGAGCCTGTGGTAGTGACCAAGGGTACTACAATGTTGAGTTTTCCAAAAATGGTAGAGGGAATGACCTTGGCTGCAAATGTATTTCCAATGAAAATTCCAGAATGGAGGTCAGAGTGGTTCCCAGGAGCGACGGAAAAGGTGAAGTTGGACCCCGAGCACGTAAAGATAGTAGAGATGGTAGATAAGTTTCAGCTAAATTGGCGGTTTCCCAATTTAGTTCTACCAGAACATATGGAGCAACTGTGCCCAAATGATTATTGGGCAAAAAACGTAGTAAGACCTGAGACGGTGGTTCCACCGTTGAGGGTGTTATGTATGCGAAAATTGTCAATATATAATTTGGCGTTTGGAGGAACACCAACATATCCTTATGTGTCCGATGCTCAATATAATCCGTGTATAGGGCTAGAAAATCAGTTGTTGAAGATGTTTAAAATGAATACTGGTGTAGATGCTTCATATGATTTCAATGATACCCATTGTGCTTTAAAATTTTATTACTCATATTGTGTGGATTTGCAACCAATTCGATTTGAATTAGATAAAGGGGATTTTCGATTCTGGCATTTCACTAAGAGCAAATCATCGTTAAGGAAATATCCGGATATTCCAGCCATTAGAATGAAGGGTATGAAAGTGCAGTTTACTTCACATCCAACTAAGAAGCAGGCTAGTCATATAATAATGTCAGAAGTGATAAAGCAATTAAATCAAATTTTTGAGGAAACAAGGTATGAGGTCCCTATAATTAAGAATTTATTGAGGCACATAACATCAATATCGGTAAAGAATCAAAGATTGTCAGCTATAGATGGAGGTTCTCTAGAAGAAGAGGAAGTTAAGAGAATATTTAATAAAATGAGGTTATTTTTCTTGAGTGGAGATTCAGCATTACATAATTTGTTGCATACAAGACATCAAGAAAGAACATATGCGCCAGATAGTTTTAAGATAAGGACTGATGGGATCGTTACTGCTGAACATGCTAGAAATAGTACAGTCCATATTGATATAGGGTCAAAATGGACAGAAGGCGGGGCCTATTTAAAGTATCTTCAGTTGTATGGAGATGAGATGGATGCTTATGATGAATTTGAAACTGGGTATAATGACTCATCAACAATAAATAAGACATATGTTTGGGCTCGATCAGGAACGATGATGGTGGCAGATGGAGATGTGGCAGCACTGGATTTACACATAAATTCAATGATGTTAATGATATATATGATGATGGGCTCGTTGTGGATAATTAAAGAGGACACACATATGTATCGTATGTATCAATACTTATTAGAAGGATGTGCTGAGCAGCTGGCTGGAAAATGTGTGCGGTGGTTAAAAGATTTCATATTTTTGATAGGTGTGATGCCTTCTGGTAGTATAGAAACCTCCCACGGTGATTCGTGGATAGTAGGAGTAATGATGTACCTTACGTTTATTTTCTATAAAATGAGAGTATCAGTGAGGGAGGTTAGACGAAAAATATGGAAAGCTTTATGCGATAGAAAATTAGCGATTTTGATAACGGGAGATGATTTTGTAATGGCCTATCCTAGAGATTTAGATAATATAATAGGGATAGACCAGTTTTGTGAGTATTGTACTCAAGTATACCACATGACATTTAAGCAAAAGAATAAATATCATTCGTTATTGACATATCTGCGTGTGGTAAACAGCCAGGTGGTTAGTGTTGTGTATCAAGGCCCAATATACTTAAAGAGATCGTGGATACTAGCTAGGAATTTTAATTTGGAGATGACAGATCCAGAAATAGCTACAATAGTACCGTGGAGGCCGTTTATACAGTATAAGTGGCGAATGGCAATACCTAAAGATAATCAAGATCTCTATTGCAAAAATTTAGCAAGATTAATAGGATTGGCATATGATTCATTGGGGATAGAGCCGATAACATATGACACGTTATTTTATATGTTTAGAGTAACTTATAACAGATCGTTAATACTGTTTAAAAATAAAGGAGCATTGGATGAGAGATTACAGCAATGGGTTGATGAAGATAAGAAATACTATTATAAGGTAGGAATTAAGAGCGTGGAAGCGAGATTTCCGTCACGAAAAAGATTGTTAGCTAGATCACATTATAATAGAGATGCTCATAGGCCACCACATGGGAC